ATGAACCACTACCTTCAGTAATGAATGAACCAGTTACGGTTTGAACTGATGTATTGAAAGTTTTTTGAATATATCTCTTTCTAGCACCAACTCTAAACTTAACTCTTTCACCTACTTTATAACTTTCTTTTAATCCTCTCATATATAAAAAATTATCAGTTAATCCACTCATTGTTAATTCATTTAATGAACCTGTATTTGAACCACTACAAGCTATATGGTCATCCCAACGAACTTCTAATTTTGGTGAAAAAATAGTGTGTGTGTTTCTTGAAAAGAATTTCAAATGTCCAAATGTAGTTGAATCAGTTTCTTGACTACCACTAAAACGAATTAACATTCCATAATTTTCTTCCCTACCATCTAACCACATATTAACCATATCAGTTATTTCAACATTAACATCTGCAGATTGATTTGAAAATGTTTGTGTTGATGAACTAACATTTAATACTGTGACACCAGTATCAGCCCAAGCGGTAGCAGTTCCACCAGTTGGATTAATACGATTTTCCCAACTACAACCATTAGTGTTTTTTGGATTATCACCAAACTTACCAGTACCCTCTGTCCAAGATTGTGAAATTGGTTTTATATCTAAAGTATAATCACCTTGTATTTCTGTATTACCTTCAGCTTCGTATAATCTTAAATAATATGTTGGATTTACAATCGAACCATCTGCAACAGATTTAGACAATTCAGTAAATTCATCTCCACTAAATTGAACCAATGCTCTTGTTTGATGGTCAAAAGAACTGTTGTAAAAAAACTTTTTAACTTCAAGTATTTGGTCTCTTCCAAAGTTTTGGTCTCTAAAAGATTCACCTGTTACAGTTGACGAACCACTTGAAACCCAAGTGTCTTGTGATGGAAAAATAAAATGATGCATTATCTAACTCTCCCTTGTATGTTTGTATTTGGATTTTTTAATTCAAAAACTGCAGGTGTATCTAATGTAGGTGGTAATATAATTGTACCATCATCTGATAGTGCCCCTTCAAAGTTATATTTATAACCATAACCAGTAGTTCCTTCACCAGATGACTGGTCTATGTATTCATCACCTTCTTTAGAGTAAGTATAAGTAGCATTTTCTAAATTAGCATCAGCCACAGTACTATTGTAGTCATCTTTTTGTGTAATGGTTACATGTCCAATGGAACGAACACCTTCAACACCCATTAATTCATACTCTAAATTACTTTTATAAATTGGTTGATTGAATTGCATTTTTTCAATTTTAAAATAATCTTTTATTTTTTGAATACAATTTAATTTTACTTGTTGTTTATCAGCATATTTTTCAGCTATGACATCAAATATTACACCAAAGTTAACAACGTATCCATCGTTTAATGTTATCACATCAGTTAATAATTTAAAGTTTTCTAAATATTTTGAAATATTTGATAATAAAGTATTTGATAAATTATCATTTGTTAAAGTTGTATCTGTATTTGGATTACCAATTAATTGTTTTCTATTATTGTATCCTAATAAATAAATGTTTATTGTTCCTAATTCTAATTCTCTAGCTAAATTAGTTAAATCAGGATTTGGTAGTGAGTTAAAATCGTCTATTTTTGTTTGTAGAAAAGTTTTAGTATTAGCTATTGTACTATTGTCAATCTGTTCATTGATAAATGTTTGTAAACTATCAAAATTGGATTGAGCAGAGCCTAGCTTGTTTGCTACTTGAGATAAATTTGAAGTACCTTCAAATTCAGTAGCTTCTCTTGTCACATATGCTTTCGCTATGTTTCCAAATTTAGCTGGTATGTTCAATACCCTAGCTTCATAATCTTCTTTTGTAACACATCTGTTTTGTGTAGTAAAAAACGCTTTGGCTTTTTCTTTTATTTCAATTGTGTCTTCTTCATCCTTACCACCATGAGCTGGTTTTTCATTTGTTACACTTGTTAAAGTTGCTGTTCCTAATACAGGTGATGTACTTGGTGTTGTGGATATATCACCAGCTGGAACATTTGAATTAATTCCACCACCAACTCTATATGTTACTGTTAAAGTTGTATTATTTGGTGTTTCACCTAATGTTGAATACTCATCACCTAACAATGGATTAATTGATTGATTTAAATCATTTGCTTGACCAGGAACAACTACACCTACTTGTTCTAAATCTAAAAATCCCTCATCAATTACATCACCATCTTTTAATACTCCGTTACCAAACACAAGTGAAGTTGTATTGTCTTGATTCGTTTCACGAGTAAATCTTTTTGGTGTTGTTATATATGTTAATGAAAAAGGAACAGCTTCAGAAGAATCTAAACCATTTTCATTTTCATATGCAGAAGTTCTAGTTATGTCATCAGTATAATGTGTTTCAATTGGTACTTTATCTTGTGCTAAGAAATCAACTTCATACCAATTATTCCCATTCGAATCCACACAAGAAACAATGTCAACAACATTAGTATCAGGTATGGTAAGTGTTTTAAATTTTTCAGGTATTCCAACTTGAAACGTAATTGTTTTTTCAGTTGCACTTACGGCTCTTACAGTTCTTGATAATGTATAGGTTGAAGCTAAACCACTTCCATCTGATGTTCCAATTGTTTCAGTATCATTTGAACCTGTAATTCTAAAATCAATTGGTTCTAATGTTGTAAAAATAATGTCTGAATTGGAATCAGATATTATTTCAATTCCAGCATCAAATACACCTGCGTGATTATAATCTACTTTTGATACATCACCACTATCAGCGTTTACATTAGAGGTAAAGGTTAAATCAACATATGATGGAACAATTGGTTTTACTTTATAACCAAACATTTTGGCCATTGTGATTATGTTTCTTCTTTCTTCAGCTAATGGTAATAACATCTCACGATATTGTTGGTCAATATAAAATGATAACACATCACCTACATATGCATTCATTTCCAATAACATCATACCAGGTGATGTTTCATTAAAATCACGATATGTGTTTGGAAAATAAGATTTCGCATAATTCATTAAAGATGTTTTTAATGATGTAAAATCTTTATTTAAATAATTTACGTTTGATTCTTTAAAGTTTTCTTTACCATATGTTGGCATTTTTTATCTCCAATTAATATCCACCACCACTAGCTATTGAGGATTCAGGTTCTGATATATCATTACTGAAATCTATTGTTACTGAATCCAAAGTGTTCGGGTCTTGTTTAATGTTAAATAATATTTTTATTCTAATTTCATTGACTCCAATGTCTGTTGTATTATCTCTATTTAAAACTTCTATGTTTCTTATTTCAACAAAAGGTAACCAAAATTCAAACTTATCTAATATTACATCCTGTATACCAATTAAATTTTCATTTGTAATATGTTCAAATAGTAATCTTCTTAAACCTATTCCTAAATTTGGTTGAAAGAATCTTTCACCTTCTTCAGTTTGTAATAGATTTCTTATATTATTTTTAACAGCTTCAATGGTTGTTGAAGTTGATGCAAAAAATCCATCTAAATCATCACCTCTACGAATTGGTAAATCAATACCAATTTTAACATTAGTATCATTATCTTGAATGAATGGTTTTCTTGATGTATCTTTAATAGCCATTATAGTAGTTCCTCAATGTCTTCTTTAATTAATTTTACAGTTGTAAATTCTCTTTGTCCATCTTCATCTGTAACATCAAACTCTTCTTGTGAATCAGGGTCTTCACCAATAAATACATAACCCGTTGATTCCAAACCACCTCTTTCATTATCAGAATCACCTTTACCTAAATCCAATCCAACTAAATCAGCTCCACCTGCTAATAAAGGTGTTATGGCTTTTTCCAACTCAGATTCTAAACTATTTACAATTTGAGAAATAGCAGGTATTGGTAACTTTTTCAATGCACTTAAAATAGGAGCTTTATCACCCAATAAAGTTTCTAATTTTATATTTACAATCTGGTCTGGTGTTTTTAATTTTTCAACAACAACAGGAGCATTTAATTGAGTGATTCTAAATTCAGCCTGTGTTAAAAATTTAACAATAGCGTCCTTAGTATATTCAGCCTCTCTTTCAATAAAAGAGCCATTGGAAGTATCAAGAGGTATTTTTGCCCCACTATCCCTAGCAGCTTTTACTTTAGCATCAATTAAGTCCTGTTTTAATCCCATTATTATCTTCCAAGTTTGTTTTTAGATTTTTCCATTGACTTTTCCAACACTTCACTATAATCTTTATTTAAGAATTGTGACATTGGGTCACTTGAAGGAACTTGTTGTGTTCCACGCATCATATCACCATAGTTTTTTCCAACCAATTCATTCATTCTATCTGAAGTATATTGTCCATCACCCATTGTTTTCCATCCATCATCTTGAGCTGTTTCATTCAACACATCATTCAATACTGAATTACTTGTGTATGATTTTTTTTCAGTTACTTTTTTTCTTGGTTTTGGTTGAGATTGAGTTGGTTGTTTTAATTCAGTTATTACTTCCTTGATTGCAACAGCAACTTCTTCTCTAACTATTTGTCTAATTATAGTTTTTATATTTGTTTTCTTTTTCATAACTATCCCTGTTCTATTTTATGTTTTGTACTTATAATATCATCAATTAAACCTTTAACATTTGATATATCTTTTTGTATTACTGGTAATGGTGATTGATTACCTAATTGTGTTAGTATTTGAATAGATGGTATTAAATCTACAATAGCGTTTAAAGCTTTTTGTAATTTTTCACCTAACACCATAGATTCCATAGTAGATTTATTTGGATTACCTATGTTAACATTATCAGATAAAACATTTAAACTTGTTGATGCATTTATCGATAAATGTCTACCACTACCAATGTAAATATCTTTAATAGATGATACAAAAATATCATCAAGTTTTGAATTTAAAGTTATTCTATCCGAGTTAAATAATATTTGATTTGTATCATATCCATAAATGGTATCTTGAATATCAGCACCATTGTTTAAATCTGAATGTATAGTTCCAATTGGATAATTATTATTTTCATTACCATCGGATGATAACGTAAATCCAAATACACTTTCTTCATTATTAACATCATAATAACTTGGAAAGTGTTGAGCTAATGTTCCATTTGATGTTATTGTTATTAAACTACCATCACTTAAACTTTCTAAAACATTAGAATCACCTCTTTTATTTGAAATAAAAATATATGGATTATTACTTCTACTACCAACACGAACACTATTTCCATGTCTACCCTCTATTAAATAATCACCAGTAACTTCATTAACCACTTTACCATAATCCAAATCTTCATTTCTAAGTTTCTGTAATCTTTTAAATAGAGCTTCTTTATTAAAATTTAAACTCTCTCCCCTTTGACCTCGTTGAGTATTTTTCTGTATATCTTTACTCTGTATTGTTAGTTCTTTTCTGTAATTTAAATCATCATTCCAAGTAGGACTATTATTAATAGTATTCAATGGTCCTAAATAATAATTTATTTTACCAATTGTACAAAGTAATACAGGGTCACCTTTCGTTGGAACATCTCCATGATTTCTTAATAATGGAAAATATCTATTATCTTCACTAAAAGATTGTTGTCTTTTTTTACCAAGATTGGTTGATACATGAGACACAGCGTATATGGAATTTATAGTCTGTTCACCTTTAAACCCTAAAGATTGTTGAGAGTGTATTACCTCAGCACAATAACCAGGTACGAATTGTAAATATACAGGCACAGAATATTCTTTACCAGCAAATCCTTTTACTTTTTGTCCTGAAAATGTTGTAAATGTTGAACTCATTTAACTCTCCGAAAAACCTTTTTGAATTGTTGTATCTTTTATGTTTTCAATTCTTTGACTTTCTTTTTCCAAATCAGCTACAGTATCTTGAAGTGTTCCCATTAATTCAGCCTTTTCCTCATCACTTAATAACATTGATTCATCAGATTCACCTTGTGATTTAGAAATAATTCTTTGCAATACACCAGCTAGTTTTACCAAGTGTTCATCATTACGAACAGCAGTATCCATATATTCTTTTATAATAGGTGCAACCAATACCACATCATCTATTGTTGTTATGAATCCGTGTATTTCTGATATTAACAAATCAATTTGAACTTTACGTTTTGTTGTGTTTTCATAAATATCTTTTGTTAAATCTTGAAAGGTTTTACCCTCAAATATTTCTTTTTCGTCTGACATATAATCTCCTATGGATAGACTTATTCATATATAAATATTAAATTTGTAAGAAATTGTATGAAATAAAAAACCCTCATTTAAGAGGGTTTAGTATTTTTAAAAGAATGAACCCGAATGATTAAAAATAATTGAACCTTTTTTGTGATAGGTATTTAATAGTTTTTTATAGTGTTTTTTTAACACATTAACTACTGAAGTTATATGAGCTGTTTCGACATCCGTCATTTCTCTAATCAAAATATAAATAGCTTTTTTGTTAAAGTTTTCAATATCTTCTCGTTGTTTCATTAAGTCAATAATAGCATATCCGATTCTTAAATCTCTGTCTTTTTTAAATATAGTATTCATATTAGAATCAAAGTATTCAATAATTTCATTTGTTAATGTTAACATATCAGATTGGTTAGAAATATCTTTACTTCTGTGTCTATCCAATACATCCATTCCATCGTGAGTTTTTAGTTTTTTATAATTATTGTTATTATGAAGAATTAGATAATTTTTAGCAACAACTGAAAAATAACTAAATGCCTTTGAACCTTTTGTGTGGTCATATTTATGCATATTCATTACCATAAATGCAACAACTTCATGTTTAATATCTTCAAACCCATAATCAAAATAAGTAAATTTAAATGTGTTGATTATGTTTTCAGCTAACTTATCAAAAGCCGCATGTATCCGTGTCCCATAAATTATATTTTTTTCACTACTTTGTTCAGTTGAATTATATTCTATAATTGCATCTTGAACTTCTTTTCCAAAATATACTTTTCTTTTAGCTTTCTTTTTTGGCATCTGTTATCTCCTCTTCAAATATTCCATCAAGGGATAATTGAATTTGTTTTAATTGTTGAAAGAAAAAACCAGTTTCATCATCTGATTCATAATGTCCTTTAGCGTCAACAAGTTTCATCTTATCTG